TGCGACGTACCGTTTGTTTTGGTACACCCTCAAAAATGGCAAAATGAATTGAAATTGCGGGTTAAGGGAGAGGAAAAGCCGGAGCGCAAAAAGCGATACCAACGAGCCGCCGCCGATTATTACCCCGATGTTAAGGCGACGTTGTGGAACGCCGACGCCCTTATGATAATGCACTTTGGACGGTACATTTTGCACAACAACCCCCGTTGGGTTTTGGAGAATTTGCCCGCCCCGATGCACGACCGTTTATTTTAAGCCCCGTATTTCGATTATTTTGTTTGAATGGGTAAAAGTATGGCAGACGAAAACAAAAGCCCGCAAATCGAAAATCCGGCGAAAATAACGTTGGAAGAATTGGCGTACATTGTTAAACAGATGCGCCACAACCAACGGAGGTGCGAACGGAACCCAACGCCGGAAAAGATTGCAACCCGGACGGCATGGGAACAAAAAGTTGACGGCGTTATTGCCGTCTTAACAGATACGCAAATGAAATTATTTTGATTTTATCCCGGTACGACTTGCGCCGTATCGGGATTTTTTTGCCCTAACACGAAAATAAAAAGAAAAAATTTTGGTAATTAAAATATTCCCCGTATTTTTGTGGCATGAAATAACAACGACCGGGCGTTTTCCCGGTAATGCTAAAAAAATAAAAGCAATGAGAGCGAAAACAACAATCAGCGATTTCCGGTTTGAGTTTGCCGGGTACGGACATTACAAAGTAACTTACACGTCGCCCGTTACGGGTAAAAGTTGGACGGCAAAAACAAATGATATGCCGTTAATTGATGCGACAAAGAACGCCGACGACCCCAAACGTTGCGATTTGGAAACCCTTAAACGAGTTTGCAAAAATGGATAAGGACGAATTGGGAGCCGTTCGCCATGCAATGACGGCAAAAGAGTTGGACGACCTGTATAAGCGTTTGGAAAACTTTATTGCCGATTGCACCCGGTCGGAGGTTGACGCCAACCGGGATGCGCTTAACAAGGTGCAAAGCATGATACACCAAAGAATGATATTAACAAACAAATAAGTAGTAACCGCCGGGGGCAACCCCGGCATAAAAAGAGCGATAAAATGATTATCAAAAAATTAGAGTTGTCGAATTTCCAAGTAATTAAGGAGTTCAACGCAGATTTTGAGGGTAATGTATATTTCATTACCGGGGACAATGAGTTAGGAAAATCCACGCTATTAAAGGCAATCGGGGCGTTGTTGACCGGGAACCGGGACGCCGTGTTGCGTAATGGCGAGGACAAAGGGTTTGCCAAAATGGTTGTCGGCGACGACGGCGAGGAATACGACGTTGAATTGCGGTTTACCAAAGCCAACCCCCGTGGTACGTTATCAATCAAACAGAAAACAACCGGGATGCGGTCGGATAACGTAAGTATGTTGCAAAAGGTTTTCGGATATACGGATTTTGACGCCGTGGAGTTTTCCCGGTGGTCTGAAACCGCCGAGGGTCGCCGAAAGCAAGTGCAATACGTCCGGGCATTGTTGCCGGAGAATGTGCAAAAACGTATTGCCGAGATTGACGCCGAGGTTATGACCGTTAAGGAGAAAAGAAAGGACGCCAACGCCGAGGTCAAGACGTACACGACCATTTGCGCCGCCGCCGAAAAGCAGTTGAAACCGGGCGACGTCAAAACGTATGCCGAGAAAATCGACATTGCCGATTTAATGGAGGAACAAAACGAGAACGCCCGGTTGATTGAGAAAGCGAAAACCGTGCGTACCGCATTGCAAACCCGGACGGAACAATTGGAGGCAATCCCCGGTCGTATCAAAGCCGCCGAGGAAACCAAGAATACAGAGATTGACGCCGCAATAAAGTATGAGGCGGAAGCCCAAGCCGAATACGACCGGATTGTTGCCGAGGCAAAAAAGGTATTTGAAGCGGCAAAGAAAAAGAGCAAAGCCGATGCGAAAGCCGCCGCCGACAAATACGACGAAACATTGGCGCAAATCCAAACGGATAAAGCCGATTACGAAACCCGCAAGAACAACGCCGCCGCATGGTTGGCAAAGTACGAGGAAAACAACCCGGAGAATTTGGATACAGCCGAACGCCTCAAACAAGCCGAGGAACACAACAAAATCAATGCGTTGGTTGTGGACTATCTGACGAAGAAAAAGCAAAAGGACGCCGCCGAAAAGGTCGCCCAAACCCACGAAAAAAAGTTGTCGGATTTGCTCAAAGAGCGGGAAACCCTTATTGCGAAATCGGAATTGCCGATTGCCGGGTTGACGTTCACGGACGACGGGTTGGAGTTAAACGGTGTGCCGTTTGTCGCCGGGAAAGTGTCGGATAGTCAGATAATGGAGGTTGCCGCAAAATTGATTATCGCAAGCAATCCGACCGTTAAGGTATTCCGCATTGCGAGGGGCGAAAGTTTGGGCGCAAAACGTCTGCAATCCCTTATCGAATTAGCCCGGAAAGAAGGGTATCAAGGATTTATAGAGGAAGTCAAGCGAGGACAGGACGATTTAATTATTGAGGAATACAGCGAAACCGAGTAATTAACCGGGGCGTCGGTTCCCCGGCGTCCCTTAAACAAAACAATATGGAAGTTAAAGAAATGACAATTGCGGACGTGTTGAAAATGCCGTTGTTTTTTGAGAACGTGAAACGCCAATTAACGAGCCTTTGGAACGACCGGGAGAAAGCCCGTAAGGATGCGACCCGGAATAATACGAGGTTGCGGGCGCACGTTATCGACCGTATGCACAATACCGGGCATTGGGAACCGGGAAATTTCGTTATTCTTTTCGCAAAAGTTTTGGATAAGGTCGCAACCGGGTATTCGTCGAGCGAACGGGTGTTTATCCGTGCGGTTGGAATGACAGCGTTTAATATCACAATGCAAAAGTTAATCGACGATGAGAAAGCGAGAAATAACGGCAACGGGGACGATAAATAATAACGGCGGGTTGGCAATGTACATGGGCGAATTAAACGAATTTTTCAAGGGTTGGAAAGGTTCCCGGATAATTGCCCGGTTCATTGTTGCGTCGCCCGGTTCGTCCGAGGCTTTGAAAGGCTATTATTTCAACTATGTTGTACCCACGTTCCGACACGCCATTTGGGAGGCGGGCGAACGTCTTACGGAGGAACAAACGGAACGGAGGTTGCGGGAGTTTTCCCCAATTATGTACGTCGAGCGGGTCAATGAGGAAACCGGGAAATATTCCCACGAATTGCGCACCGTGGCGGAATTGTCGAACGCCGAGTTAATCGAGCATATCGAAACACTCAAACAGATTGCCGCCGAGGAATACAACACGTATATTGACGACCCCCGAACGTTGTAAGGTATGTTTTGCAAGTGTAACGGAAAGCGTAAGAATTACCCGTTGGCGGGTTGGCGGATTATCCGCCACGAATACACGCCAAAGCATTACAGCCGGATAAAGTGTTTGCGGTGCGGGTGCGTTTGGATTACACGGGCAAAATATGTTGAACAAACCCCCAACGAGGACGGGCAAAAAAGACTTTTTTAGTATGGAATTAAACGACAAATCCCCGATGCCGCAAGGTAAATTTAAAGGGCAACCGATGGAAAACGTACCGTATTGGCATTTGCTTTGGTTGGATGGAAAACCGTTTTGTAACCGGGACGTCCAAAAGTATATAGACGAAAACCGGGACGTATTGGAGTTGGAGAAAAAGCGGGATAAATACCGCAATGAAAATGAGTAATTAACAAATTAATAACCGAGAGTATGACAAACGAGCAATTACAGAACGGCGCAAAATTAGCCGAAAAAATCGGCGCATTGGAGGCGCAATTAGAGGGTTGGAAACGTGCAACACGTTTCAAGTATGAATGTGTTACTTTATACTGCAAAGAAGATGGACGGGTTTTTGATAAAATTAAAACGTCGTATATTGATTTTGATGTAATGAAAACATTAACAATCGCCCGCATTGAGAAAGAATTAAACGAGTTAAAAACAGAATTTGAAAAATTATAAGGTTATGCAAAAGTTTGATTTGAAAGATGTTTGTTTCTTTGATTGTGAAACAACCGGGGTTCCGGCAAAGGGTTTGAAATGGGATGCGGATTTTGAGCAATTCCCGCACGTCGTCCAATTGGCATGGTCGTTGGGCGATAAGGAAAAAAGTTATATTATCAAACCCGATAATTACGAGATACCCCCGGAAACAACCGCAATTCATGGTATAACAACCGAACGGGCAATTGCCGAGGGCGTGCCGTTTGCCGAGGTTGTGGATGAATTTTTAGCGGATGCCAACGCCGCCCCGCTTGTATGTGCGCACAACATTTACTTTGATAGTTCAATGTTAAAAGCAAACGTTTTGCGCTATTGTGGACGGGAATATTACGACGCACACGTTGAGGACGCATTGCACAAGGGAAAGCGCATTGATACAATGATGAAAACTATTAAATTTGTCGGCGCATTGTATTCAAACGGGCGACCGGGAAAATATCCCAAATTAGAGGAATTATATAGTAAGTTATTCCCCGGCGAAACATTCCCGGCGCATGACGCATTAGAGGACATAAGGGCGTTGCGCCGTTGCGTCCCGGAATTGGTTAATTTGGGGATTATTGAGTTAGCGCAAAAGGAATACCCGGCGGAACAACTCAAAGCCCAATTTGAGCCGGAAAAGCCCAAAGGCGGGCGCAATATTGAGTTCCACGACCCCAACCCGGTAACGGAACCAATCGGAACCGGGGAACCCGTCCCGGAACCAACCCCGGAACCGGAACGCCCGGCGGTTCCGTCGAATAGTAAGACACGGGAATTGTTGGACGAAAACGAATTTTGATTAAAACCGTGCCGGGAGGATTCCCGGCGACAAATAATATTATAATATGAACGAAGAAAAAAAAGCCGCAAACGTTATGTTAATACCAAGTGAAAAGGCGTTTGCATTGTCGAAAGTAAAGACATTAAAGGACGGCGGGTTAGACGTGCATTATGAAGTTACCGAAACAATCGGCAATGAGAGTTACACGAACAAATACCACGTCGAAAGTGCAAAGGACATACACCCGGATTTGCGGGATTGTTTCGACCGTTTGCGCCCAATCATGGGACGGATTTTTAATATTACGTCCTTTCTTTCAATGGTTGAAACGTCCGATTTCAAAGCAACCAAAAAGCAAAGCGAGTTATCACGGGATTTTGCCGACGAAATGTTGAAAAACATAGAGGTTCGGGGCGTGTCCTTTTCCGGTCAAGACGATAACGTTGGGGTTGTCCTTACGGGATTGTTCACGGTATCCAACAACCAAAAGACGGCGATAAATTCGCCCCGTCTGAAATTCAATACCGAAACGTTCGGTTTTGAGGAGGAATTGGAAGAAATCGTTGCGGACATTGAAAACGAGGTTTACGCATTTTTGTTCAAAGGCAAAAAGGCGCAATTGGAATTGTTCGGGGCTGACGGCGAACCCGCACCGGGTTTGGTCGCAGAGCCGGAAAAGGAGGGCGGATTGTTCCCGGAGGTCGGCGACCCGGCTAACGAGGACGACCCGGAGGACGAAACGGCGGATATGTAAGCAATGAAGCCGATATTGCTAACAGACCGGGAGGAATACCAATTTGTAACCGATAGGGGGTTTTGCCCCCTATTGGATTACAAGCGGTTTACAATGGATATTCGGTTGCGTGTCGAAATCCAACGGGAATTGTTCGGGTATTGCGTTTTTGGTCGTGGGAATATCCCACAGGCAAACGAACGGTTTTTTAGGTGGATTTGGGAACATAAGCCGCACCAATGCGAGGAAACATTGCGCCCGTTGTCGAGTTATTCCGCCGTTTATTGTTCGCATATCCTAACGAGGGGTTCGCACCCGGAAATGGCGCACGACCCCCGCAATATCAATATCCTTTGTTTTGAAATGCACAACCGTTGGGAAAATGGCGACCGTAAAAATATGCGCATTTATCCCGGAAACGTTAAGGTTATAGAATTATTAAAGAAAGAGTATCAAATTTTGAAATTATGAGCAAAGTTAGAATTACAAATAAACTGATTATAAATTCAGTAGTAGGTGTTATATATCAAATGCACCCTTATCATAACCCGGAAGGTATAAATAAAATAGTTCAAAAAATTAATAAGTGGTGCGATGAAACGCCCGATTGTAACGGGAGTATAAAAGATACATTCAAAATATTTGAATGGAACACGTGGAAAGATTTTGAAAAATGGCTTAATGTTTTTTTGAATGATATTTTGGAATTTAGACAGCTAAATATATCACGCAAATTGAAAGACGAGGGAATTAAAGACATTGATGATGAAAGAAACAGCGGAATAAGGTTTGTTGATAGATATACGGTAGAAACACAAGATGAAAGATATACAGATTTTATTGATTTAGATGCTTGTGTAAGAAATATAGTAAGGCAAATAGGCTTAATTCAACAAATGGATGAAGATTGTTTTCTTTGCAAGTATGCGAAAGAATACGGTTCTATGGAACCTTCAGAATGTGAACAATGTAAAAATTGTCTTTGTAACCCAAAAATAAGATATAATAGGGAAACGCACCCTATGGCTTTAAAACCTAAAAAAGATTGGACAGAAGAAGAAAAAGAAAAATATAAATTATGAGAACGAAACAAAGAACACCCGATTACGGGGCAATTTCCCGCCGTTCAATCCAAAATGATTTTAAAAGGGTACAAAGGTACCCGGAAAGGGAGAAACGCCCGCAAATCGAAAATCTGCCCGAAATAAATGCAGAAAGACGGGTTTTGTTTGTTGGCGAAAATTCAGGTTATTACAAATTGCGTTCTTTCATTGTTGGTAAATTGGTTCGATTAGTTCAAAAATCAAGCGTCGGCGGTTGGGTTTGTGAGTTCGTACACGACGACGACCGAAAAGCGATAAACCATGCCGCCGGATGGTCGGACAATAAGAAACAATATTTGTTGGATTGCGTAAAATTCAAGTGACATGAAAATAAAATCAAAAACCGGATATAAAATTGCGTTATACACGTTCGTGACGTTAACGGTTGCGTCTTATATGTGGGCGTTGTATAGTATCATTGTTTGGATAATTAAAGCGTTTTTTGTATGAGTGTAAACAAGGTTATTTTGATGGGACATACCGGGAAAGCCCCGGATTTTAGGGAGTTCGACAACGGGGGTTGCGTGGCGACCTTTTCGTTGGCAACCACGAAACGAGGTTATACCACAAAGGACGGGCGGCAAATCCCGGAGCGTACCGAATGGCATAACGTCGTATTGCAAAACGGGTTGGCAAAGGTCGCCAATCAGTACGTCAAAAAGGGTGACAAACTGTATATTGAGGGCGAATTGAGAACCCGGAGTTATGACGATGCGCAAGGCGTCAAACGGTATGTTACCGAGATAGTCGCAACCGATATGGAAATGTTGACCCCGAAAGCGACCGGAGCCGGGGCGCAAGTACCGCCGCCGCCCGTGCCGGATGCACCCGCCCCCGACGGAAACGACGATTTACCATTTTAAGCCGTTGACGATATGGGAGCGATAAACGGACGGGTTATTTACAGCCCAAAAGGTAAAGCCGGGGAATACGCCGAGAACGCCGCCAATTTCTTTGTCGGTTGTTCCAACGGTTGTACTTACTGTTATTTGCGCAAAGGTCGTGGCGCAAAGGTATTGGGAGGCAGTCGCCCGGAGTTGAAAAAGACGTTGCGGGAATATCCATACGCTTTGGATATTTTCAAAAACGAATTGTTGGCGCATAAGGAGGAATTGCAGAAAACGGGGTTATTCTTTTCGTTCACGACCGACCCGTTGTTGCCGGAAACGGAACGGTTGACCCGTCAAGCGGTCGGCGTATGCCAACGCCACGGCGTCCCGGTTAAGATATTGAGCAAATGCGCCGAGGGGTTGAACCGCTTCATTGATTTTGCCGAGGCGTCCGAGGGTTGGGACGTGTCCCGTATCGCTTTGGGCGCAACGTTGACAGGTTGCGACGAATTGGAGCCGAACGCCGACCCAAATATGATGCGGGTTAATGTGTTGGCACGGGCAAAACGCCACGGGTTCCGCACCTTTGCAAGCGTGGAGCCAATCCCGCCGGGAATGTACGACCGGGCAATTGGGATAATCAAATTGTCGTATCCGTTCGTTGACCTGTATAAAATCGGGTTGCAGAGCGGCGGCAAATATCCGAAACGGGAAATACGATTGATTTACGACACGATTACGGAACATTGGGAGGGACGCCCGGAACAACCCCGTATCTATTGGAAAGATAGTATTGTTAATCCGTTGGGGATTGACCGGGGAGAATTGCCGGGGTATTGTGTCCCTGTTAATTGGAATTTGTTTAACAATGAAAAGTGAAATACGGGTTGAGGTTCCCGCCGATTGCCGATTGGTCGGAGTAAGGACGGACGGCGATGTTGTCGTTATCATTTACGAGCCAATCCAAAACGTCCGGCAAATTGGATTTATCCATTACCCGGAACCCGACGACGAAACCGAGGAACCCGAAAATAAAAAGTAAATATGCAGTACAGCAATAAGGATTACAACCCGGAAAAACACGACCGTTGGCGTGCGTTGACCGTAAAACAGCCATACGCAAATGATTTGGTAACGGAGGCGTACAAGGACGAAAACGGTATTGTTTACGGGAAAAAGACAATTGAAGTTCGGAGCAAAAACACGTCATACCGTGGCGACGTGCTGATATGTTCCGCAGCGTCCCCGGTTTATCCGGGAATGGAAAGCGGCGTTACTTTGGGATTGGTTGAGTTGTACGACGTAAAACCGATAAAAGAGTTTACGCCGGAGGATTGGGAAAACACCCGGATTCCAAAGGAAAAGAGGGCGAAAATAACAAAGGGGTACGGGTGGTTGATGCGCAACCCCCGCCGGGTTATTGAATTTCCGGTTAAGGGGCAATTGGGTATCTATAATCTCGTATATACAAAAGGTTGTATTGTCGAATATCCTAAAGTTATGGTATTGGATAAAGAGGCATACAATAAAATAAAAGAAACGTATTAGTTTGTTATATTATGGTTTAATATTATCTTTGCAAAAAAAAGATGGAAAATTGGAAGTTTATAAACGCTAATTATGAAGTTTCAGACAAAGGTAATATAAAGTCTGTAAATTATCGGGGAACGGGTAAAAGTGCGATACGAAAGCAATCTATTAGTAAAAACGGATATATGCGGGTAATACTATCAGATAATGGTAAAAACAAAACATATTTCGTTCATAGATTAGTTGCGGCGG